TTACCGAGGTTCGTTCTTTCTCACTGGAAAGCACAGCCGATGTTATCGACTGCTCTGCAATGGGTTCTTTGAACCGTGTTTACAAAGCTGGGATGCAGACCTTCACTGGCACAATCGACGTATTCTATGACCCGGCTGATGCCGAGCAAGAGCGTCTCGAAGTCGGAACGAATATCGACTTTGAATTGTATCCTCAAGGCACAGCAGAAGCTGGCACTGACGATAAGAACTACTATAGCGGTGGTGCTTTCGTTACGGGTCGGACTATCAATGCAACAACTGACGGTATGGTCGAAATGTCCATCACTGTTCAGGGTTCAGGTGCTTTGACGAAAACTGACGTATCCTAATAACTAGACGAGAGGTGGCCCATGTCTAAGTTACGAGAGCGGATTGCCGCTAACAAAGCAACGCGAGCGCGTTCTAAGATTGAAGTTCCCGAATGGGGCGAAGGCGATGAGCCTCTAGTGATTTACGCTGGAGACATCACCGGACAAGATATGGATAGGATTGGCAGAAAGCACCCAGACTTTCTACGCAATCCGTCTATGGAAGCCCAAGTGGATATGATTATCTTGAAGGCAGAGGATGAGGATGGAAACAAGCACTTCACCCTCGAAGATAAGATGGTAATGCTCAGTGAGCCAGCCACACTTATCAGCGGCATTTTCGCATCTGTTTTCTCGGCAACCAGTGTTGAGGAACAGGAAAAAAACTAAGGAGCGACCCATTCAGAATTAATCTAATCGCACTAGCTGAAAAATTAGGTAAGACGATTGCTGAGATTGAACAAATCACACTTGATGAATATAATGAATGGGTCGCTTACTTTAGTATTATAAAGGACAACGAAGATGGCAGCTAGTTCACTCACTGTAATGGTTCAGTTACAAGACCAAGTGACTGCTCCTGCCAGACAAGCCACTAAGGCCGTTGATAACTTTACCAATTCATTGAAACGCTCCGAAAGAGGAGCGAACCAGCTTGGTGCTAATATGGGTAAGGCTACGCGCAGCACCCGTAAGTTTGCCATGACTGGTATGCAGCAAGCTGGTTATCAGGTCGGTGACTTTGCAGTTCAGGTCGGTGCTGGCACATCTGCTGTTCAAGCCTTCGGTCAACAGGGTTCTCAGTTGCTCGGCATCTTCGGTCCAGTCGGTGCTATGCTCGGTGCTGTCGTAGCTATTGTCGCCGCTCTTGGCAACGCCTTCATGAAGTCAAAGAAGGAGGCGATGGATTTCGCCGGGGCTACGGAGGACCTTGCTACAGCGCAAGCCGCTTTCGACAAGGAAATAGACCTAGAAGACCTTGAAGCCCTAGAGAAAAAATACGGAAACCTAAATAGTTCTACGATTGCGTTAATTAACTCGCAAAGAATTTTAGCGGCTACACAAGAAAGAACAGAATTTAGCAAGGTGAGGCAATCACTATCCGCGCTATCCACTGAGTTTGATGTTGTCATTGCTCGGCAAGAGAGGCTGACCAGCGGCACGGTTGATTTAGGTCGCCCCGTGGCGAGGATTATAGGTTACTTCCAAGATAATGTTGAAGGTGTTGCGGATAGATTTGGCATAGCGGACGATAAGCTTGCGATATTTGGTTCTAAGCTTGAAGCTGTTGCGTCGTCTAAAACTAGGGATGCACTCAACACAAACATCGGTCAAGTATTGGATTTCATTACCGCTAACGGCGGTGCTACTACCGACGCGATGATTGAATTGAGAGGCTCACTTGAGCAGTTAGCCCTATCAGGCGATGCACTTAAAGAGGTTGATGTAAAACTTCTAGGCGATGGTGCTAAAGCAGCCGCGAAAGACGCAGAGGAAGCTAAGACGCAGATGGAGCAGGTCGGTGACGCTGTATCTAAGAGTTTTGGTGACGCATTTGGCGACATAATAAAAGGCACACAAAGTGCTAAAGATGCGTTCAAGAGTATGGCTGCAAGCATTGTTAACAGCCTAATCGACATACTTATTGTAGAGCAAATGGTTCAAAGTATTGCTGGAGCGTTTAAGCCCAAAGGCGTTGACGGAACGGCTGCAATGGGTGGACCGATGACACGCGGTCAGACGTTCTTGGTTGGCGAGAAAGGCCCAGAACTATTCACCGCCGGAACTAGCGGACGCATCATACCGAACAACCAAATGCAAGGCGGCGGCGCAACAGTCGTGCAGAACATCAATATTTCCACTGGGGTATCTCAGACTGTCCGCGCTGAGATTACACAACTTATGCCGCAAATAGCAGAAGCATCGAAAGCAGCCGTATTAGATGCTCGCCGTCGTGGCGGTTCATTTAGTAAGGCGTTCTAATGTCTATTGCATATCCATTAAGTCTGCCGACAGTTACTGGCATCCGCTCGATTAACCTACGCGCCAGAAATGCCGTTGGTCTGTCACGCTCACCGTTCACGTTTAAGGAACAGGTCTTTTCCCACGGTGGTCAAATGCTCGAGGCGGAGATTAGTCTGCCTCCAATGACCCGCGCCGAGGGCGAGCAGTGGGTGTCCTTCTTGATTAAGCTAAAGGGTATGCAAGGCACATTCCTGCTAGGCGACCCAGCCGCCGCAACGCCGCGAGGCTCTGCTGCCACGACACCCGGCACACCCGTTGTGAGCGGCGCAGGGCAGACTGGCGACGACCTGACAGTATCCGGCTTGCCAGCAGATGTTGATGGCTACCTTTTGGCGGGTGATTATATTCAGCTAGGCACAAGCGGCACAGCAACTCTGCATAAGGTTCTCAACGATGTTGACACTAGCGCAAATGGCATCGGCTTAATTGACCTATACCCGTCCATCAGAACTGCGCCAGTAGATGCGGCGGCTGTCGTGGTGGCAAACGCCAAAGGTGTATTCCGTCTGGCGACTAACGAGACGAACTGGTCAATCAATGAGGTCACGCATTACGGTTTAAGTTTTGCTGCGGTTGAGGCGATAGCATGAGCCGCGATATTCCTGTCGGGTTTAGCGATGCGGTTGAAGCCCCGACAGTTGATGTCTTCTTCGCCATTGAACTGTTTTTTGACACATCGACACTTCGTTTTTGGTCTGGCTTGGGCGAGGTCATTCTTGATGGGGAAACCTATGTTGGAAGTGGGCAGATGATACAGATTTCGTCTGTCGATGAGACGCTAGACGTTTCCGCCAAAGGCGCAACCCTGACACTTTCTGGCTTGCCATCTGACCTTCTGAGCCTAGCGATACAAGAGCCGTATCAAGGACGGAAGTGCAAAATATATTTCGGCATCCGAGATAATAAAGCACAGTTTTTGCAGCAAGAGGACGACGATTATATCTTAACGGAGACGGGTGCTTATATCGACACCAGCGTTATCCCAGTAAGTGTCATGGCTGAAATATTTACAGGCTACATTGACCAGATGAACCTCGACGAGGGTGCGGAAAGCAGTTCAATCGCCGTTTATGTCGAAAGCCGACTGATTGATTTGCAGCGTCCGCGAGAGCGCAGATATACAAGCGAGAGCCAGAAGTCTCGCTTCCCTAATGACCGTGGGTTTGAGTTTGTCGAAGACTTGCAAGCCAAGAAGTTTCAGTGGGGTCGATAATGAGGCGCGAAGATTGGGAAACTAGATTAAGCGAGATGATTGAGAACCTCCGCGACGAGCCGATGGTCTGGAGCGTTAACGATTGCTTTACCTTTATCAACGCCTGTCATCACGCCCTCAAGGGTGAGTTCTTGGCGGATGAGTGGTTCGGCAAATATGCGACAGCGTATGAAGCAAAGATGCATTATGGGAGGCTTCGTAAAGAGACGGGCTACGCCGACATCATTGAAGCGATTGATAGCAAGCTAGACAGGGACACTGGCATGTCGAGGGGCAGCATTGCGGCAAGACACCTAGAAGGCGACACCGTTATTGGGTATGCTTTTGGTGTCGTTGTCTCTGACAAGATTGCTTTTCTGACCCTAGAGGGTTTGGACTTTGTGCAACCATTGGAGACGGATATTTTTTGGAGTGTTGATTGATGCTAAAATATCTTGTCCCTATGCTGCTAGCAAGCACCTCGGCGTTTGCTGACCCGATTAGCGCGACTGTTGCGTTGATTAGCACATTGACCACCGCGTCCACTGCTTACTTATTCGGCTACGCATCCTTCCACTTCGCCGCCGTTTACGCCTTATCTGAACTCGGCAAAGCACTTGCTCCCGACGTTCCCGCACAGGACAGGCAGACGCGAGGATATGAGGTCGCGGGTGTCAGCCCTGCTGCACCACACGCTGTAATCTATGGCACAACAAAAGTTGGTGGCGTGATTGTTTATAAAGAGACGACAGATAACGACAAGTTTCTTCATATGATTATTGCCATTGCTGGTCACGAGGTCGATGAGATTGAGGAAGTTTATTTTGATGATGCAGAACTTGGTTTTGCGGGCAAAAACGCAGCACTTAACGAAGTCACATCGCCGTCTCAATATGACGGAAAGGCGTTTGTCTATCGCCACGTTGGCACAGACACTCAGCTTGCTGACCCGCAGTTGATAGCGGCCTCAGCCGGGAAGTGGACGGGCGCACATACGCTATCTGGCGTTGCCTATGTTTACGTCAAGTTAGAGTTTGACGCTGACGCTTATCCGAATGGTGAGCCATCAATCAGCTTTGTTATCCGTGGCAAAAAACTATACAACCCCACAACACAGGCGACGACGTTCTCAAGCAATCCCGCGCTTGCTTTGCGTGATTACCTGACATCGGATTACGGTCTAAATGCAGACGCAGATGAGATTGATGACGTTTCATTCGCTGCCGCCGCTGCCATATGTGATGAGACTGTTAGTTTGGTCGCAGGAGGCACAGAGAAACGCTACACGGTGAACGGTTCATTCATCACAGATGTTACGCCACAGACTATTATCGACGACCTGACGCGAGCAATGGCTGGCTCAATGTGGTATGCACAAGGCAAGTTTCGTGTAAAAGCTGGCGCATACACATCCCCGGTTCTGGCTTTAGACGAGGACGACAACCGCTCAAACATTCAGATTAAGACACGCAATAGCCGCCGCGACGGGTTCAACGCAGTGACTGGTAAATACAGAGGCGCAGAAACAGAGTGGCAAATGACTGACTTTAGGAAAGTCACCAGCACCACTTTTCTGCAAGTCGATAACAACCAAGAACTTGTCGCTGATATTGCTCTCCCATTTACCAGCACAACGACTATGGCGCAACGGCTTGCCAAGATTATGCTTTACCGAAACCGTGAGCAGATTTCGCTTTCGGGTAAC